TGAATTTGAAGGCGCATCCGAACTCTTTGGAGGAGACGAAGCGAAGCTTGAAAAGATCTACAACTCGCTGTATTCTCTAAAGGACTTTATTGATCCTGCAAACTACAAGTCGTATGCAGACCTCAAGCGCAAGCTTGTTGAAGTTCTTGGAGCAGACGCCCTTGCTGGCTCTTCTACTGAACCGGCAAGTGTAAACGTCGCGGCCGCAGCAGTCGGTAAGTCGGTTGAGCCGGTACAAAACTATAACAGTTCGGAATCAACATTTGCTGCGTCAAGCACTGATGATGACGACGATGAGTCGCTTAGCTACTTTGCAAAGCTTGCTCAAGGCGGTTAATTGCTAACTCTACACAAAACAGGGGATAGATTCGCTCTATCCCCTGTTTTCATATATACTTCTATGATATTTTTAATAAAGGTATTTACGTATGTAAACTGCGTTGACTGTTTACGCCACCTAAAAACGTTGCGTGACTATTGTGATCGCACCCCAACCATTCTAGAGATTATTGATATTGATAAAGAGGAAAATATACCTCTTATATTTGAATACAACATAATAGGCATACCACACACGCTATGTTACAATATACGCGGTGAAATTATGCACAGCTTTCCAGGTGTAAAAACTGCAGAAGAGTTTGATGATATTGTTTATCATCGCATTTGCAATCAATAGCCCATCGCGCTGCCAGTTAGTATTGGCATCATTGGAGAAGCGTTATTGTTTACGTTGCTTGTGCTGATGTTGCTTACGTTTCCTCCGTTGTTGTTGTTTACAATTACTGTTGGCGCAATATTTGAAATGTTTCCGGCAGACGCCAACATATTGCCTGACATTGCTGGAACAGACTGTATATTATTTTTCCACTTAAAGTCTGATGCAGCATACTCGTCCCAAGAACCGTAACCAGCCGCCATAGCCTTTTCAGTTTTTGTTAGTGTTGAAAAGTCATTTGTTGTTGTCGCCTTTAATATTTTTTCAGAAGATGCAGTAAGTTTTTCAGAAGAAGCTGAGACACTTTTTTCAGAAGAAGCTAACTCCTCACTCTTTTTAGTGGCATATGCATACTCATAAATGCTGTCTGGAACTGACTTTCTAAACCAGTATTTTGGATTTGCAACTGAAAGTTTTTCGTTTGGATCAGGCAATATTGCTCGTATTGCGGCGCGTTGCATCTCGTCAATCGAACTAGCAAGATTGTCTGCGGCGCCAGTTATGCTTTCACCAGCAGAGGCAAATAGTGCTCCCAATTTTTCCGGTAAACTTGCAAAAAAGTCAATGACTATGCTTGGTAAATCGCCAATAAACTTACCAATGGCAGCATACATCTCAAACATTGGATCAATAAAATATTTTGAATATAGGTCAGTAAATGAGAAACTGTCTAAAAACTTAGAGAACTCGGAAAATCCAAGTTTTTCAGATATCCAAGATATTCCATCTTTTACTGAGTCTAATAGGCTGCCAACCAAGCCGTCAAATACGCCTACAAAAAGTCCCTTTAGGCCGCCAATCAAGCCACCCTCTTTAAACCCTTCAACCGCTCCCTTTATTCCACTATAGACTCCCATTGCTATTGTTAGCGGCAAGCCCAATACCTTTAAAAATGGTCCGACAAATTTACCTAATGATGAAATCGTTTTTACTAGGCCTCCCCCAGCTTTCATTCCAAATTTAAAAAAGCTAAACATGCTTGAAAATGTTCGTCCTATTGCAGAAAACGCTTCTCCAGCAATTCCAACAACGCTAGATACTGTTTTAACAACCGGCGAGTTTCCAAATATAGAAAATACTTTACCGAGTAGAACAAATAATTTACTAGACTTAAATTTATTAACAAGCTCTGCAATCTTTTCTATGCCAGTAAAGACTCCCTTAAACAATGGAGAGGCCTTTAGACGCGTTATAATGCCTGTAAAAAATTGACTAATAGTAGAAAAGATGCCACCTATCTTTTGAAAAAGCTTTGTTTTCTTAAGAACGCCAAACATTGAGGATGCGAGTTGAGTTATAAACCCAGTTGCAAAGCCAGCCAATAGCGCAGCGGCTGATAGTATGCCGCTAAAAATTCCGCCCGGCATTTTTAACTTAGAGTCTTTAACTGGAGTCGGACGTGTTTTGTCAGGCTTTAGTCCTCTAAGGGCGTCAAGCAACTCATCGCGGTTTTCACGTTCCTGAAGCTTGTTGCCCTCTAACCTTTTTGCAAGTACTACGTTTGAACGTATTAGAACGTCAAACTTATCTTTTAAGTCTGTCGCAACACCCACAAGTTTGTCTAGAAAAGTAGGAACCTCTTTGGTATTTTCACGGGCGGCAGTAGACGCAAGTGTAAAGTCATAGTTATCAATTGTATCAAGTATAAGATCTTGAGACAGGTTTGAGCTTTGTAATTCCTTTACAACTTGTGCTAGTGTCGATTCGTCGTTCATTTTTTACGTTTTTCTTCTTCTTCTTGTATGTGTTTTATTAACATTGCGATATAAATTTCCCTCTCCCACGGCAGCATATTATCTAATTCAGTTAAACTATATTTGTGATGTTGTATTAGTGCAAAGTTTGTTTGATAATAATTAGTCAACGATTCATGTGAGAGGGCTATTCGAAAAAAGCCTGTGTTCCAGTAAGAGTAATATCATTTTCTTTTTTACAGCCAGTACAGTTAAACTGAAGAGTGTGCTGTAATTTTGGAGTGTTTGATATATACTCTTCAATTTTATTAAGCTGCGCGCGATTTAAGCTGTTTACAAACGTCAATAGTTCTTCACGAGTCGACTGCGCTGCTGTATAGACTCCGCTGTCATCAAAAATTGATTCGATTGATGCAATAAGCATGTTTGTTATTGTGTCAACGTTAACTTCAGACGCAGACACTATGGATGACATGTCATCAACGCATATATGACGTAAAATTACTCCAATTTTATCGGTTAACATAATTTTGTTATTAACCTGCTGTTTTGGCCACGTAATTTCAATGTCGTCTATGTTTACTGAAACTTCGTTGTACGTTTCGCAGTGATCGCACTTGCAGCGTATGTTGCTAATTTCTCCTACGCTTTTAGCGCGCAGTTTTAAGAAAATATACTCGAGGTCAAACGACGTTAATTGTTCTGGTTTGCATACGTTGAAAGTGCATGCGCGTATAATGTCTTTGATTGCTGACATCATTTCGCCCGAGTTATTAGACTCCTGTGCGAGCAATAATATTTTTTCTTCTTTTACGAGGAATGGACGATATTCAATTGACTGCGAAGTTGATGGCACAGTCAGTATATATTTTGGTGATTCAAGTGTTGGTAATGGCATAATGTTATATATTAGTGTATAATTTTCAATTTATCGTATGTAAATACTACTGTTACTTTTTGAATAGTAGATTCACTGTTGTTGTCTAATTCCATGGAGTTTAGAGTAATTGGATAGGCTCCCTGCAAAGTTACTTTATGAACCTCTTTATTTTGTTCATCTAGTTGAGTAATACCTATTTCAGTCTTATAGTCACTATAATTAGAAGTTAGCAGATACGAATCGATATTTATTATCTTTTGCATCCACTTGTCTATCGCAGTTTTAATAAAATTATTATTAGTCGCAATAAATGTCATTGTAATGTCATCCTCAATATATCCAGTTGGTATTTTTAGTGGACGACGAGTGCCGATATCATAGTCTAAAGTCGTTATTTGTTTTCCAGGAATGCTAGCCGTCTCACACAAGTATGGTATGTCTCGTGTTGATTCAGACGACCCAGGAATTGCAGCAAACGTTACGTAAAAGCGATTTGGTTTAGCAATGCCGCCATTTCTAATTATGGCAGATTTAAAATCATTTATTGATGAAGACATATTAGACTAGAGTGCGTGTTTTTTGCCAAATTGAAGCGTTCTTTTGACCTACGAAAGAATCAGTTGGTAGAAAGAGTGCTATTTCCCATTCGGGTGGAAGCACTTCGACTGTTTTAGAAACGACATGTTTGTACAAGTAGTGTTTAAAGCAAGGGGCGTATGCTCGTAACTTTGCAGTGCTGCTTAACATGTCGTATGACAGCCTAAAACGAGTTGTCTCGTCTAGCTTTTTATTATTCATATGATCCATAAGACG